GAGTTATCCACCGCTCCACCCGCTGCTGTTTTTCTCGTCTTGCACGCCGTTACAGACTTGTCGCAACCCGCTACCACGGTGAAGGTGTTACCCACGGTTACTGGCAATATCCACGGGAACATGACTTGCAAGTTGCCGCTTGCGTGGAGTTTTACCGTCTGGCTCAATCCCGCGTTCGCACCTGCTGTACACGTCACTACGCCTTGGGTGAAATACCCAGCGGCCTGCGAGAATGCCGTCACAGGAACGAGCGTGGTTTGGTTGCTTCCAGTTGTGGCGGTGAAAGCCTGGGTAAACGCTGCCAATCCCCCGGCCACATTACAGTTGCTATCTCCGAAGCTCCACGGGCAGCTACTCTGAACTAGTCGCTTGGGAACCTTTTCGTTGAGCAAGTACAGCGGGTCTTGAACCTCGAACTCCACCACCGTGCGATTGATCTTGTTGATCTTCTCGATGAAGCCGACGAACTTTGTCTCAATGCCCGCGCTGACATTGCCGTAATTTCCGATGGGCATGTAGCAAGTGAAAATGCTAACTGTGGAAGCGTCGAACAGACCGTTGAACGCAGCGGCAAGTATTCCGATACTCGCAGATGGAAACGCCGTGTTCTGTTGGGGCACGCACGTCAATTGCATACTGTTCGCGCTGAGGCTGAAACCAGCCTCGCTAGTGATCGGCCCACGTGTCCATTTGCCGTAGGTCGTGGACAAGAACGTATGAGTAGCTCCGGCCCATCCGGGCGTGCCACTGGGAACCGTAATATCGAATTGACCTTCGGTTACATATATCACCGTGCCTGTCGGCAAAGTGATGACGAATAGATCGGCCTTGAGGCAGTTAGGGTTCTGCTGCAAGAAGGTGATCAACGTAGATGGCATGAGTCGCTTCATCTATACGAACTCCGAACTGAATTTCACGGCTGCGACAAGCCACTGGTCAGTGCCGGAATTGGTCGTGAACGAGCGAGTAGCATCCACAATGTCTTCATCGAAGCGGCATAGAAAATAGAATGATCCCGTCCACGTCAGCGTCGCGCCATTTGGAGGTGCAGCCACAGGCGGCGAGCCTACGGGCGTAAAGGTAATGACGCCCGTGTTCGAGACGGAGTAGTTCGTGACGACGGAACCGTTGACCTTCACGGTTATGCCGCCGTTCAGGTTTTGGATGATGTCCCATGCGACCCCGCCGATCTGGCGAGCAAGTTGAAACTGCGTGGAGGTTCCATCCCCCGTCAGACCCATTGGCGATGCAGCGCCCGGAGTGACGTTCAGCATTCCGCTGCTGCTTGTGGCTACGGTGTTGTCTTGCGGATCGGTGAACAGGAAAAGCGCAGCGCCCCCCGCAGTTGCCATGAAGGTGCCAAAGAACTCGGCCAATACGGATGACGCGGCGGCTTCATTCCCAGTAATGTGGTCAAGGTCGAACTCGAAGTCCCAAGTCGGGTAAGGCTTCAGCGAAACTGCGGCATTGCCTCTGCTAGCAGCGACCTTCTGCTTCACCGTGTTGAAGTTCGGCGTCTTCTTTAGACCCTTTGCCATGCTCAAGGGCATGGTCGGCATAATTGTGTAGCTCATAGTTAGCCCCTGTTCATCCTTCTGACCGCCGACGTGATATGCCGCTGGAACGTAGAGCCATGCTTAGCCAAAACCCTGTCCATGCTTTCGGAGTCCAAGGCTTGAATATGAGGGGCAAAGCTGTTGTGCATGTGAATGTCGCCACGGCTGTTACTGTTTTTTCCTTCCGCTTGCTCCACCCGGTCAGTCAACGCACGAGTGACAACGGTCTCGCCGCCGTGACCGACGATTGAAACCGGGCCGCTGCCGGGGATTTTTCCACCTACCTCGAAACTCATGACGGCAGCAAACGCAGCCGCACCAGCGACTGCACCAGCAATAGGGCCGCCCCATGCCGATGCCCAGTTGAAAGATTTATCGAACGCACCTTCGGCGTTGATGAGCTTCTCCCTGTCATGGGTAAGCTCCATCATGATTAGGTTGCGGATCATGCCCTCAATTAGCTGTTCGCCCGTCTGGCGGAACGACTGAGCCAAGCTCTTGTTTTCAACGATGCTCTTGGCGACGTCATTGGCGATGGACTGGTACATTCGGTCGTAAGCCTGCTGCGTGTTGATAAGCTGCTTCTGCTGAGCCGCCTGCTCAATCTGTGTGACCTGAGCCGTGCCCTTCTTTTCGGTTTCGATAATCTTGTTCTGAAGTTCCTGTACCTTCTTCTGGTAGTCGGCGGAGAACTTATTCAGGTTGGCGATGCGTTGGTTGTAAGCGTTGACCTCCGCTGCCGTTTGTTCGTTGATCGCTTGGACTTCTGCGCCCAACGTCTGCCGCCAAGTGGCTTTGTGCAATGCTTCTTGGTTCTTGGCTTCTTGCAAGGCGGCTTTTTCTTTATCTTGTGAACTCTTAATGTCTATGGCTAACGTGCCGTCAGCTGTAGCTTGCGCCGCTGCTATCGCCATGCGCTGCTTTTCGGCAGCCGCAGTCGCAGTAGCGGCTACGGATTTCTTTTGGGCATCGGCATCGGCTTGAGCAATTTCGTCGTCGTGAGCACGCACATCGTTCGCGTACTGGGCGTCGAGTTCCTTTTTCTTCGTGACGTTCTGACCAGCAGCTTTTAGGTCAGCCGCGTACAGAGTTTTCTTACTTTCCAAAATCTGGTTGGCAGCTTCTACTGCTGCCTCGTGTTCCTGCTGAATGGCTTGGAGAGATTTGTCTAGCTTGGCGTCAATGGACTCTTCCTGATTGCCCTTGTCGCCAGCGACCGCGATTTCGGCCTGGGTCTGTGCGAGCTTGTGCAATGCGGCATCGTGCGCGAGGGTGCCCTGCGTAAGAATCTTCTGGATGGCGGCTTCTTCGGCTAGCGCCTCTTTATTTTCCTTTGCTACAGCAATGCCCTTATCGGCGCTGTTAATCTGAGCGATGACCTTCTTTTCCTGCGTGTAATCTTTGAGAAACTGAGTGGCGATCTCTAGTGCTTTGGACTGTTCCTTTGTGGCGTCGGAATCGTCTTCGCTGAGTTTAATCCCATCACCCATGCTGGATGCTTCTTGGTTGGCTTGGTGAAGTTCCTCTTTTGCCTTTGCTGCGGCGACTGCCATATCGTTGATTTGATTCTTAAATTTCGCCGTAGCAGCAGCGGCGGCCTGCGTATTACCCGTCTGCATTGCTAAATCGTAGGAGTCCTTGAACTCTTTGAGGTCGCTTTGAACCTCTTTGGCTGCGCTGCCGATTTGGAAGAACGATTCCTGCGCACGCATGTCGGCGAAGACCTTGTCCACATGGTCGGCAAGTTTGTCGAACTCGCTAACGAGCTTGCTGAGCGTTTGCGAGTCAATTAGCTGGAGTTCTTTTTGGAGCTTGGCGGCGTGGTCGCCAGTCAACTCGTCCATCTTCATCCCGGCTTGAAGCAGTTCGTCTTGAAGTTTACGAAGCGATTCAGCCGCGCCACCAGCAAACGCAACATAAGCCGCACGGGTAGCGGCTGCTTTGTCTTTCATTTCCTCATGTTTGCGGATAAGTTCGGTGACAATGGCAATTGCCGCCACAACGCCGATGATGGGCAGCATGTTGGCGAACACAGCGCCGACACCAGGGATTTGTGCGATAAGGGCGTTCAAGTGGCGGGGGATGTGGACGCCAACGATCTCTTCCGTAAGCATCAATCCGCCACGGGCTTCGTGCATGCTTGTGCCCATGGCTTCGCCAGCTTCCTGTGACGCTGGCTTCAGGTCGGCGAGGTCTTGCTTGACCTTGCCCATGTCCTCGCGGAATTGAGCGGTCTCGGCCTGCAACTTGATGATTAGTGCTCCTACTTCGCTCATTCATTTTCCTTCGGCTTCAAATTCGGCCAGCATTCGTCAAAAATCTGTTCAGCCTCTTCATAGCCGCTCGCTCGCAAGTCATTGATGACTTTCAATCTTGTCTCCAAGAACTTGCCACGAGCGGTTGTCATGGGCAGTCCGCCGATGACTTCCTTCACAAACTTCTTCGCCGTGCGTACCTTCTCCCGCTTTTCGGTCGCTGCCTCGTCCCTTACAAAATCCATCGCGGTCACCACAGGGTCGTCTGTGCTTCTGCGATTCACGTTGTAAACCGCCGCCGCTGTCTGTGCGTTGGCGAAGCGTTCGTATCTGATTCGCACATTGCGCCGTCTACACAGTTCTAAAAACATGCGGGGAGTCATTTCCTCGAACTCTTCCCAGCTAAGGTCAAAGTCGTATCGTGCCCACGCCCAAAGCTCGGCCCACGTGTCGGGAGGCGACTCTAAGTGCTCGTCGTCCCCGCCTGCCCGTTTGGGCTGGCAGTTGCACCCGATTCCTTTTCCTTCTGCAACTTCTCCACGGCTTCTTTGACCTGAGGGAACATCAAATCGAAAATCTGATCGCTCAACAGGCGTTGCGCCTCGGGATTAAGAATGTCTATGACTTCGTCCAGCGTGACTTCGGGGTTGTAACGGTTTAGTCCGCCCCAAACGATCGTGGGGAAGTCCTTGCCACTGGATAACTTCACCCAGTCCGCAATTTTCTTGATGTCCTTGCCGATGGCATCTTCAATTTTGGCGATGGCGCGGTAGTCGTAGCAGAGCTTCCACACTTTGACGGGCTTGCCATCCTCACCGTCAATATGGAGAGCGAAGTGGTCTGTTGTTCGTGTCTTGATGATCTGTTCGTTTGCCATGAGTCTCCGAATACACTTAGGGCTTCAGTGAAATGCAGGGGGCGTTTCCGCCCCCGGAATGTTTTAGGCGAGAGTCCAAGGACCGCTGAGCTTGATCTTCACGTCGAGACGCGAAGGCTTGTCTAGCGGATGGCTGGCGGTCATGCTCTCCACAATTCCGCTGAAAGTGCGGCTATTGGACGAGCCATAAACTGCCTTCATTTGTACGGCTACACCTGCAAGGCGGATCGCTTCCAACGCGGTCTGAGTAGCATCACCCGGCAAGAAGAACGCCTTGACGTCGCAGCTACCCGGTTCCTGGGTACTGCCGATGTAGGTGTCCACGCCGTTTGCGGTTGCCATAGTGGTTGTCTTCTCAGTTGCGACTTTATCGCCCGAGAAGGTGATGGCATCCACGCCTGCTAAGGTCGTGAAAACCGTTGGTGATGCGACGGTGGCAAACTCAAAAGCTGCTCCGATTCCAACAATTGGTACTGGCATATATTTATTTCCTTTTGCCCGGTTAGGGCTTTACTACTTCTCGACGCCGATGGCATCGAAGAACTCTTTGGGCAGATCATTGTTGCTGACCGCCGGAAACTGTTTGTGTCCGAATTGCGGTGGACACTGTGAATCCCTGTGCGCTCGTGCTACGCATAGTTGCCCGCAGTCGGTGCTATCAAGCTGACTGCGATGCAACGCCTCTTGCTGAAATCCAAAATCTTCTGCCCTCTGGCCTTCGGGAAACGGATACTTCGCCCACCAAGACTTGAGGTAACACTGACTCGTTCCCATCGCATACGGCGGATGATTTCTGCCGGACACCTCGTAAAAATACTTGTGAGCCTTCTCTATCGCTGTGTCCCAATAGAGCAAGTTGTGAAACCCAGTGACGCTTTTCCCCGAACCGACGAGCCTGTCAACTTGCTCCGCAATGCGGTCTGCGCTTGACCAGTCATCCTCATCGCCAGAGAAACAAATTTCTCCCGTTGCCAACTTCGTGCCCACGTTTCTAAGTGCGCCCACTGACATCCGCTCGCGGCGGTGGTACTTGATTCGTTCATCGTCCGGTAGCAGATGTCTGATCGGCTTGTCGCTGTTATCCACCACCACGATTTCAAGCTGCCCGTCGTACAACAGGTCATACGTCTGATTCAAAAAACAATTCAGAGCTACCGCGAAATACTTGTCGCCATAGCCGACTGGCATGACCACGCTTACGCTTGGGAGCATTACTTTCTGTTCTCCAAATCCTGCAATAGACCAATCGCCTCAGTTGCGAATACGTCCAGGCACTGATCACGGCAGCCTTCCCACGCACGTCCCATCCAGTGCTGTGCGGGTTGTGTAGCTGTCCCAAATTCTTGAAACGATCCCCAGAATGCGGGTTTCAACGGGCCGATGTTGATTTCCATCGTGGTTTCGTCTCCGCTGTTTGCCCACTTCTTCTGCCAGCCCAACTCCTCTTCGAGAATGCCAACTCCCACGGGAACTGTCTGAGCCATCGCATCGAGAACTACTTGAGCGGCTGGTTCTGCGCAGCGAGACAGGTAACGCTTGGCTGCTTGCGGAGTAAGCTCCGTCAGCATCTTGGATAGATCGGCCAGACCTTCGATTTCGATGGGCATAAATCCTTTAGAAGTGAATGGACAAGGAACGCAGGGAGGGAAGAGCTTGACGCACAAGTGCGCCATGACCGCAATGGTCATAAATTAGCTGGTCTTCGTCTTAGGCGGAATTGCTTCTGCCCTGTGTTCGACTTGCGATATTCACTTGCTACTTAGAGGTTTGAAAGTCCGAATTATTGAATCCTCACCCAGTTCGCGCCGCCAGTGCTGTTGCCGACAAAAACGCTCTGATAGACCGCAGCGGCCTTGTTGGCAACGGTGTCGCTTGGCCCACCGTCGATCAACTCGTTGATGTACTGAGCCGTGTACGGTTCGGTTTCCGCTGCGTTGGTGGAGTTCGTAACCGTGAAGGTCGTGGTGCTCGGAACCGTTGCCACCGTAAACGTGCCGTTGAATCCGCCCGTGGTGCATCCCGTGGTCGTCACGCTCTGACCCGCAGCTAGGCTGTAGGTGTTGTCCACCGTATAAGTGACGGTAGTTCCATTTCCAGTGACAGACTTAATCTGCCAAGCCTTGGGAACAACGGTCACGGTGTTGGCACCACTCGTCTGGACGTTCTTGATGCTGACTGTCTGACCCGTCATGCCTACTGCGGTCGGAAGCTGGAGCGTCACACTTGCGGAAGCGGGATTGGCGTTGACGCATACATCGGTGTCGGTCAAATACACTAGTCCGCTTGGCGCTGGCTCTAGCACTACTGAAGTCATGCCATAGGCGGTCAAAGAGTTGGAGTTCGTAGCTGTCGGGGTCGTAGCTCCGGCTGAGCTTTGAACAAACTCAACAATCCACGAGTTAGCAGTAGACGCTCGTAGTGTGTAGCTGCCGGATGCCGCAACCGAAGCCGCTGAAAATCCCTATGAGCCGAGACCGAGAACCAAGCAGTTGTTTTCAGCCGGAGTTACCGCTCCGCCTGTCATCGTCGTGCCCGATCCGGCGTTGTTGCTTGCAACTGATTCCGCTCCGAAGTTTCCAACGCCTGAATATTTCGCCCATGAACCACGGAAAATTGAGTTCGGGATTCCCCCAGCATAGAACACGTTGATAAAGCAGGTGCCCGGACGAATAGTTCGCGTGCCCCAAACCGAGCCGCCGTTTGACGTGTTTGCGATGTTGAAGTATTGGTTCCCCAAACTGTCGTTGACCCAAGTCGGGGTAGCGTTGCCCTGCGCCACGAAGTAAATCACTTCGCTTTCGGCGACGGTTCCGATGGACAGACTTGCGTAGTTGAATCCGCTGACGCCGAATGTGGCACCGCCAGTGTTTGCGATGCCGGATGGAGCCACGACAGTGCGTGCGGACGAGAAGTCGCGTTTGCCGTAGACACGGGCAATCGCAGCGTTCACGAGCGGAGCGATAACACTTGTGTAGCTAAGTTGTGTGGGGTGAACTTGGTCTCCGCTGAAATAGGTTGTGTTCGCATACGCTCCATCAGCACCCAAGTTTGGGTTCGCAGCCATATCGCAGAAACCATCTGCATACTCTTTCCAAGTGGTGCGGATCAGTGGATTCAGTGCGTCCTTATAGGCGTCCTCGGTAGTGCGGGAAATCATTGAAATAGGGATGGCTTTGAAGCCCTTCGCCTTGCGCTGGAGCAAGTAGTCTCGGGTCAGTCCCCAATCGGTGACCGCTTGGTTGTTGTCGTTGGTTCCCAGCCAATACGTGAAGACGTTCGCAATCGCACCCGGACGATACAGCGAGTCAACGTCAATGTTTCCGTATGCATATCTCGCTGCTGCCGTCGAACCACCGATGCCTTGGTTTTCAATCGCGGGTGTGTAGGGGAGTCCGGTGAGCGGAATACCAAGATACACGGGGAATGGCGCATTTCCACCAGCCCCTACACCCGCCGTAATTGAGTCGCCCATCGTAACGATCTGAGGACGGGTGTCGCTGGTGGCAATCGCAGGTGAGAAGTTCACGCCGCGTGCTGCCAAAGCATTGAGCATGACGTTATGGTTGGCGACGACTTCCGATGCCGAGAGCGCACGGTTATAAAACAGCACGTAATAGATTTGCCCTTGGAAATAGCTGACGAGAGTCTGTCCAGTGTTTGCAGCGCAACCGCCAAGCTGGAAGTTACCCGTAGTCTGTTGACCAGCGGATGCGGAAGATAGAGTCTGCGGGATGGCGACGCCGTTGATGTACCACTGGTCGGAGGCACCAAGAGTCAGGGCAAGGCTTCCGAGTCCAGCGAAACAGCCCTCAGTCATCGTGTTGAAGCCGTTGTTAGTTGCGGTTTGGTTGAGTGTTGCGGGACGGTAGCCGCCGAATAGAGTCTGCAAGCTGGCTGTGGTCGTGACGCCGTTATTGGCTTGAAGTGCGAGCAACTCCATCACGATAGCGTGTGAGGAGTTAGTTCCCTGAACCAACGCTTGAGCGATTGATGCCGCAGGCGTTCCACTGGTGTACTGCGTGGTTGCGCTCGGCTGGAAACCCGCCACGACCATGATGGTCAGCGCGGAGTTCAAAGCGGACGGCAGGCTTACAGCGCCGTTGGCATTGCACTGAATGCCGCCTGAGCCGCTGATAATCGTCGGAGCCGTACCTACGGTTCCGGTCGCGCCGTTTCCGTTACCGCTGTAATCCACTAGTGAGGCAACAGTCTCGGAAGCGAGGATGCGGTACTCGGCCATGAGGCCAGACTGAACGACTTGGTTCAATGTTGCGTTGACGGTTTGATTCGGCCAGCTACCGCTAACGGTCACACCAGTACCCGCGACGATTGCCGGAGATGTGGTTCCCGTTCCGCCTTGGTTGACGGGGAGCGGGGAACCCAAATGTGTGCTCACGACTTGGGGAGCCGTTGCTGTGCCGCCAAGATCGGTGTTGAGTTCGATTGCGCCCTGTGCGGAGTTTGTAGCCGCAGGAAGTTGAGCGGATGTCGCCGTACCAGAGATGTCGGTGAATGCAGGCTGAGCCTGACTAGGAACGCCTGAGGTCGAGATACCAGTCAAGAAGTTGTGAGCGACTGCGGCGATGGATTCCACGCCGCCAAGGGTGGAAGCCGAGGGATTCGGAAGCTGGCTTGCGGCCACGGAGCCGCTGATCTGGCTGAAGCTGTAATCGTTAGTTGCAGCCGTGACCGTACCCGTGCGACCGAAAACCGAAATCACGGGATACGAAGGTGTAGCAGCGGTGAAGACGCCCGTGCTTGCCGTGTAGCCTGTGAGAAACTCACCCGCTACCGGGGAGAAAGATTGTGCCAATTGTGGCGTGCCTGAAATATCCGAGTACGAAGGCTGAGCCTGTGTGAATGCTCCGGTTGTGGAGTTGTAGGCTGTCAGAAAGTTGTGAGCGACTGCTGGTTCATTTTGCGGCAGAGTTGGTGTGCCGCTGATCTGCGAATATGAATAGTCGCCGCTTTGTGCCGTGATGATTCCTGTGCGACCAAACACGGACCTCACTGGAGCGGTAGAAGCAGTAACGTAGCCCTGTGACGTAGCAAAGGTTTCGGCGTTGGATTGAGCCGTGGCCGCCGCGCCGAGTACATCGTAGAAGGCACCGTAATCACCAGATTGAGCCGTGATCGTTCCAGTGCGACTGAATACGGACGTGACGGGAATGTTGACGGAAATCTGCGCCATCGCGGAGCCGTTCCAGATGAACAGTTGACCCGTGTCCGTACAGAAGTAAGGCTCACCGAGGCTGCCCGATGCGGGAAGATTTGCGAACAAGCCCCGCTTTAGTTCAATTGTGTATGTCTGAGACATTAAAAGCTCCCGCCGTCTATTCTTCCGGCGTCGCTTGACGAAAACGAACCGCCGTCTATTAGCAGGGTGTCCATAGAACCGAACGTCCCCCCGTCAATCACTCCAACTTCGCTGTACCAAACTCTGAACTCCAACATTGAGCGGAACACGAAACCTGTTGCCCCCTCTTCGTAGGGCATGTCCCAGTCCTTCGTTGTGAGCACAGCCGCTACGGAAGTTAAATCCGTATCCGCAAGGGTCCCTACATAAGATTGCAAAAGTCCGCGAACGGCATCTGCTATCGCACGGCTCGGGTAGTACAGCGAGGCGTAGCAATCAACTTGGAACAATGCGTTTCTGAAACCCGTTGCGCCCTTGAACGTGTAGACATCACTTGTCGCCACGCGGCTGAGCACGATTTGCGGATACACGGAACCCTTCGGTGCCAATATCCAGTACAATCCTTTGCCCTGAGCCATGTTGACCAGGGAACTGACCGTCGCATCCGTTTGAATGAGTTGAAACAATCCCTGTTCGATACTCATTAGCTGGTACCTGCCGCATCGTTGTTGACCCAAGTCCAAAGATGAAGCTCAACCTGTTGTCCATCGGGATCGGAGATACTTTCAATTTCATGCAGCTGGCTGCGAAACTGAATCTGCATTCCCGCGTTGACCGCATAGGTTTTGGGATAACGAATAATCATCTTGTAGCTCGACTGTCCGACGCGCTCCTGCGGCTTATCTACTTCCTTGCCGCGCCATTGCGCCACGTTCGCATGGATGTTGCTTGCGACAACAACCGGGGCGTTGGGCGTGCCATCGCTCGCCTGACCAGCATCGGGGTCAACGAACGTGATGTAGCAGTTGAATGCCGAGGCACTCAAGTAGCGAACTCCCGTGCTGAGCTTCTTCGGCAGCATTTAGCGGGGTATCCTCATGCTGCGGAATGAACTCAGCATCTTGCAGAGCGTCATGTGAACTTCGCTCGTGGGTTCTACGGCAACGATGCTGCGGTTTTCCCAGAAATGATTAGCTAGAAACAGAATCGCCATCTGCAAACGAGCAGGAACTTGAGTGGGGTCGGCGGCGCTGAAGCCTGCCCAATAGGTAATCTGGATGCAATCCTGGCGACGGTCCGTGAGTGGCCACGTGCTGCCCACGTTTAGGCAAATCTTGTCCATCTGGACGGAATAGTCGGACGAATCGAATGTCTGCAACGCTCCGTTCTGGTCGTTGTATTGAATCGTGACCGTATTCGTCACGGGAGAGCCACTAGGCACGATAACCGGGCGACGGACAAGCTCAATGCTGTCCATTTGAGGAAATCCGAACCACCACCAAGGCGTGATGTTGTACGCATAGCTCAACTGGTAGTTGAGGAAGTTGCGCGGGTCTTGCTGGTTGGGGAAGAAGTCAAAGGTCAGCAAAATCTGTTCGTTAAGGCAGGCTTGAGCCGCACAGGTCTCCACTTCGTCCGTTGCGGCCTCTAAGAACAGTTCAAGCAGAGCATAATCGGCGGTCAGAGTTTGAGGAGACGACCCCGTGGCATACTTTTGAGGCACGTCAAAGCGTCCGAAAGCAGCAAGCTGCTCCGGCGTGACGACTGGTACGGTTCTCGGGGTCACTATCTTTTCGTACATTTGTTA